TGCAACTTGTTGTTGTGTTTCTGCAGTATTTTTTTGCAATAACTGTTGAGCTGCTTGTGAAGCAAGTCTAGATATTTGTACTTCCTCTTCCTTAGGAATTTCATCTTCAGGGTTAGGTAGTGGTATGCCTAGTTGATCTTCAATTTGTTTTCTATATTCAAACGCGATGTGTTCATTAATATGAGCCATTGCAGCCGCTTGTATTAATTGAGCTTGAGGATTTTGACCTATAAGTTGTGCAATCTTAGGATCTTGCATTGCTGCCATGTGCACTTTAATGTGTGCTTCATGATCTTGATATATAAACGCTTTAACAGGTGTACCATTAATAAGAGCCATATTTTCAGTTACAGGATCTTTAGGTTTCTTATCTTCTGCAGCTGGAATAAGTTTACCTATGTTCTTAACACCTAATACCTCTAGCATTTGTTTATTGAGTTCTGCTAAGTCATAAATTTGTGGATGAGCTTGAGCCATTTGCATAACTGCTTGATATTGTACAACTTTTTGAGACATTGTTGCAGCATTGGGGTCAGATACAGGTATAACATCTACATTATCGTAGTCTGCTTGTTTAGCACGTCTATCACCTACATCTGGATCATAAGAATATTCTTCTGGAGTGTAGTCTCTAATAATACCTTTAAGTAACTTAAACTCTTGTTTCATCGCATAGTAGATACGCGCTTGAATAGCTGATGTTACTTTTAATGTACGTTCAAGAATTGCTAATGTAGTTCCAACAGGAGCATTAGCTGACATATCAGAAACTTTTAAGCCTTCAGCGTTAGCAAATGCACGGCCTTGTTCAATGATTTGATTCATCAACATATTAAGAACTTGTGAAGGCTCTTTATACGGTAATGGTAAGATGTTATCGCGGATAGCACCTGATGGTACATCTACGTCTCTCCATTCACCTGGAGCGATAGGAGTATCATCCCCTTTGATACGAAGTCCTCTTGACTTCATACCGCCTGGTAAGTTTGATAGAGTACCTGCGTCTACAAGTTGACGCAAGATCATAGTACCTGATTTTGCAAAAGCACCTATCAAATGAATTAAACCAAAGCAGTAAAAACCAAAACCTGGAATGTAGCCATAGTGAACAAAATGTTGACGTTTAGCTTTTAATTTATCATCTGGATTCCAATTACGACGTATAGCTAGAATAGTACCTTGGCCTTTTTCAATAGTTACTACATAAGGTAAGGCAATTCCATCTTCTGAATCACCATTATCTAAATCTAAATTAACATGCATCTCAAGGATTTTAAATCTATCATCTTCTGAAGGATTAAAACCTAGTTTCTCTGCAATTTTTTTCTCTGCTTCATCAATGTCTAAGAACGGCTCCCCTAAATCTATATCTCGGTAGAACCCAGCAACTTGTAATTTTTTAAGCTCGTTAGGAGTTTTACGCATAACATGAGTTACACGTTCTGTTGTTTCTAGATTAGACGCACCATAAGGCACGACAATATCTTCAGCCGGAACATACATCGCCACTTGGCGTTCTAACGATGGATCGTAATAAACTTTCTTGAACGCATTACCTGCTAGACCTAGTCCCCATAACATGCGTTCGTGTTCAGGTCTGTATTCTGGCATCGTGTCTGTTAACTGATAGTTCATGTCTTCTTGAACTCGATGTGCAGCTGCTTCTTTTTCTGGAGTTTGTTTACCTACAATAATTGTTTTAACAGGACCTGCTGCTGGAAATGTTTCCATCATAGTCTCTGCTTGGAATTTGACTAACGCTTCAGTCATGAGTGGATGGTACACGTTACATGCACCTGGCCATGGTTCTGTTCTATCTTCTACTTTAAGACCTAGTAATTCTAAACCATCTACATATGTAGTTAGCCAATCTTTTCTTGAATTAACATCGGCATCAAACTCACCTATCAAATCACCTGACAACTCTGTCAACTGACTTTCATCCATTTCTTCTGCTAAGTTATCATTAAACTCATCATCTTGTTCTTTACCAGGAATAATAGTAATCTCCATACTACCATCATCTAGTGTTACTGAGTCTGGGTTTTCAATTTCTATTGAGAGTGCGGCGTCTGCCATTGTAGGTTCTTTATCTAAACCTACTGGAGCTTGGTACAAACTCTTATCTACATTATCTGCCATATTTTATTCCTTAAATTGAGTACAATCTATTCCTAGAACTTCTAAATCCTGGTATATCTTCAGCTTCATCGTTTGGTAGTCTTATGAACCCACCTTGTCGGAACCTCATTAACGCCATAGTAGTGCTATCCACTTGGTCATCGTTGGCACCTGACGGAAAGTCATTACACTCCTCAACAAGTTCATGAGCCCAACGTTTATCTGGAGCCCACACTATACCACTTCTAAACAAGTCTGACACGGAGTTAACGCGGCTAATCTTATCTTGACCTTTGCCTGGTGTAAATTCCCCTAGCGGAACACCCATCCTTCTCATCTCTTGATAGAGAGCGGCTCCATTAGATTTCTTTTCTACTATGAATGCGTCGGGTTCCCATTCCTTATACTCAGCTAAAACTAGTTCTTTGAGTTCAGGAAACTCCAATCGTTGCTTAATAGCATTTAATAGTATTATATTATAATTATTGGTCTCTTCGTTAAAAAAGACTCCCCACGTAGTTAACGAATTATAATCGGCTCTAGTATTAGCTTCTTGTGCAGCATCAAGAGACATAATCGTAAACTCACAACTTGGTGGCACTTCGTTATCCCATATCTTCCACCATTCACGTTTAATGAGGGCACCTTCTTCTGAGACTGGGTTCTGTAAGTATTGAGCATTCCAGTACCGTACATCTAGTGCTGCTTTCTTTGCCTGTAATTCTTCTAGTGGCCAAAACTCAGGCCAAAGACTTTCTTCTTCGCCCGCTTTGTTTTCAATAATTGCTGGAAATTCAACGACTTCCCAATCGTCAACTCCTTCAGTCTTTATCATTTGGTTAACTATTTGGCCGGTCAAGTCTAGCTTAGACCACCTAGTCATTACAACAATAATCGCGCCGCCCGGCATAAGACGTTGTATTGGGCCAGACTGAAACCACTCCCAAGCAGGCAGAAAAACATCCGGTCGTCCCAACTTGGCATCTTGCTCCGAGTGTGGATCGTCAATGATAAATAAATCAGCCCCGCGACCAGCGAGGGCACCACCAACACCAATAGCAAAATATTCTCCATTATGATTTGTTCCCCATCTACTTGCTGACTTACTATCTGCTTGTAACTCTACATCAGGAAAAATATCACTATAAGCATCAGAACTGACAAGGTTACGAACACGTCGACCAAAGTTAACTGCAAGGTCAGCAGTATGAGATGCCATAATAATCTTCTTGTGTGGGTACTTACCCAAAAACCAAGCTGGTGCCAAATATGAGATGAGCTCGGACTTTCCGTGTCGCGGAGCAATGTTAACAATAACGCGTTTCTTTTTTCCGTTAGCGATGTCTTCAAAGATTTGAGCCAGTCGCTTATGATGTGCACCAACCATGTAACCAGGATAGACATGTTTTACAAACTCCAAAAATTTATTTTGTCTTAAATCTAATGCTCTTGTTTTTTCTAACTCTTCTAGCTCTGCAAGTAATTGTATCTGTTCATTTCTTGGAAGCAGGCTTATATTAGCTAGAGCTTTTTGTACATCAGCTTCTGTAAAGCCAGAAATATCTAATGCCATACTATTCTTTTTCTGGAGTTACATCTACAGCATCTATAATTTCAAATGATGTGTCAACAGCAGAAGTAGTTCCTAATATTTTGTAAAGCTTTGATTTGATTTGAGTTTCTAAGTCTTCAGGGCTTAAGTTTCTAACTGTAATTTCTGTTTTCTCTGAGAACAAACCTACATCAGATATCTTACCTAGTAATTCTAAAGCTTTTAGTCTGTGTCTTGGGTCTGATAACCCTGCATCTTCTAGGAGTTTATTTGTAACAAACCGTCTCAACTGGACGGCTTCTTGTACAACTTGATGATCATAGTCCGAGAGCATCGTAAATAAGTGCTGCACCGTAGCCGGAGTATTTAATGCTTTGTTTGTTGCTGCGTTTAGTGTGTTTGGAGCTTCAGGATCAGTAAAACGTTTAAATAAATCAGCAGCTTCTTGCTTTTCAACAGTAGAAATAGGTATATCTGCACCTGCTTCTAGTAAAATCTTAGCAGTATTAGCAACAACTTTTACTTTTTTATCTAAAGTAGTAGGTTCTTCGGCCTCAAAGTCATCAGGCAGGGGTTTGTTTGGGTCTGGTATGATTGTTATTGCCATAAAATGTCGCTGTTTACACCTTAGAAATTTATTTGCAGCTATTGAGGGCAATATATAGTAAATTGTTATATTAATCAAGTACTTTTTTGATACAATGAGTTATGAAAACCACACTGACTAGAAAGAATTTAGAGATACTCTACAACATGGCGTGTAAAATGCCACCTTTTAATAGACTCCCCATGCCTAAGTCAGATAAAGTTAAGTTCCGTGTCATTAAGAACCCTACTATATACGGTTGTTTTGATGAAGTTGATATGGCAATTGAGATTAGTTCCGGTTCTTGTGGGCACTTCATCACTATCTTTCAAACCCTTCTCCATGAAATGGTTCATTTAGCTCTCTACGTTCGAGGCGATGATGACTTTGATCAGCACGGGGATAAATTCATGCGTATTAAAGACGTCTACTCGGAGTTATACAACTTCGATCCTAAAGCTATTTAGTTTTCATTCGTTTTACCTTTTCTCTAGTATTGAATGAAAACCCGTTTTTTTAAATTTTTTATAAAAATTTTTTTGAAAGGCTTTTTATTTTGATGACGGGGGGTGTTTTCTTTTTTCGATTTTATAAAACTACAATATCATTTGTGCAAATCTCAGTGAATACAGACGAGGACGAGGCTCATCAAAAAATGGGACTATGGGGGGATACTAGGGGACAAAATACTGGACTTTGTCAGGTTTCTATGCTATAATTCTTCACATGAACTGAAAAATTTATGTTTCTTTTCAATTCATAGGACTTCGTATCACTTCTGATACTTTGTCTTTTCTTATTAACTTTAAAAATGAAAGTGAGTATTTACCATGTCAAAGAAACCTAGTCTTAAAAAAGCAAAGTTAGCTGTTCAAAAAGCCGTAAGAGTATTAACCAAAGAGGAATATTCAGAATTACATTCAATGGTTATCTTACCCTTTGAACAAGCCGTAGATAATAAAAGAAACAATGATGAATTGTTTTATGCTATCTCTGAAAATCTAGTTTCACTTTTTGGATTAAAGCCTAGCTATGAAATCTTTATGCTTTATAGGGACGAAACACAAAAAGCGTTATTGGAAAGTAGAAAAATAACTTCTGATACTTTCAAAAATCATTATTGGAAATATGTCAGAGAATTTTTAACTGAAACTGAAGGTTTTATTTTTCCAGTTAGCACTTCAGTAGATGCAGTAAAGAAACAGGAACAAAGAGAAAAAGCAAAGTCACTTACAGGACAGGACGGGATTTTATATCCTTTAAGTGAAATTTCCGATGAACAATTAAAAAGCGGATTTTTTGGTTCAAAGGGTAAAAAGGCTTTAATTGATAGGGAAGACGCTATCCAAAAAGCAAAGGACGATAAGCAATTAACAAATGCTAGAAAATTTCGTGATGACTTCGTTCCTAAAATGAAGGAACTAGCTATCAATGAATATGACTTTGCGATGTGGATTGATACCAATCTCAACAATTTGAGAGAACAATTCAAGAAACAAAGTTAAAAAAGTTAAAGCAATAAATTAGGGGATAATGATTAACTTCGTTATCCCCTTTTTTTTATCTCAAGACAAAGTATCAATGAATGATACTTTGTCTTTTTTTTCGTCATCAAACTTTGGGGACAAAGTTTTTTGATGATTT